GTAGAAGGTGACAAAGCCATCCCTTGCGTAGAGGTTCCTCTTGCGCTTATTGGAGAACGCTATGAACTCTTCCTTCATAAGGTCACACACAACGTAGCGGAACGTGTCGGAGAAGTGGCCGTGCTCTTCATAGGTCTGCATGGTCATCTTGTTCTTTACCCTTGTCTTGAGAATACCGCCGTTAGCATCCTTCTGCACAGACTGGTAATCCTCCATGGAAACACGGCAGTTGTCACCTATGGTAATGGATAGTCCAGGGATGGACCCTTCAAACACGGCATTGATAAACTCACCGCTCATGCTCACACTCGGATTGCTTGCACCGATAACGTCCTCTACCTCCACACCCTTCTCATTGAGGGTAGATATGAACAAGTCATGGAAAGACCTCTTCTCATCATCAATGTTATTGGCAGACTTCGTACAGGCATCACCATGAAGATACACCTTGCCAGTGTTGCCCATCTTGTGCAACCTCTCAGCAACGAGCTTTGCAGCCCTTCTGACGGTGTTGTTCGGGTTCTCTGCAGCCGTCTCGTTGAACTGCCAAAGATGCTTGCCGTTGTCGAAATCAATCTGCCAGTATGATATGGTGATATAGGGCAACACGTTAGAGTCTATGGAAAGGTGTATGGGCAGGTTCTCATTGTACGGTACTGACTGCATGTGCCTACCTTTGTTGAAGCTGCCAAAGAACTCGCTGCCAGTGCGCAGGATTCCCCACTCACCAAGGGCGTACACGTTGTAATAGTCAGGGTCTTCCAGCCTGTCTTTCTCAAAGTCGGCAATACATTGCTCATCATAGAAGCCGTACTTACCATCTGGAGAGCCTACTACCCAGAAGTTATTGAGGTAGGTGCTCTGTATGACTACGGTATCTGATGGGTGCTGCTCTATCTCTTTGGTGCGGACATTCAGTACACTTTTAGGCTCATTCATAAGCAGCCTCTTAACCTGAGTAAGGCTTTCGGGAATATCCCTGCCGCCTATGACAACCTTCATGGGTATCTCATGCAGCTTCTCCTTGTCCAGATAATCCTTCTTTATCCAGTGAGTCTCACTGATGGGGTTGAAGGTCATTATAATCTGTTGCCCTCTCTTACCCCTCAGACGTTTCCTTATCTGCTTGAAGTCCGTAATCTCGAACTCCGAGAACTCTTCAAGCTGTACGCGCTTGTAGTTGGAAATACCTTTAATCTTTTCGGGATCGTCAAGACCGCTAAAGTCTATCTTGGCACCATTGTATATGCACCTGATGCTGTTCTGCGTGAAGCGGAACATCTTGTCTATGCAAAGGGTCTTTGCCGCTACCTTATAATCCTCATAGATAGTCTTTAGGATGGATGCGCCTACCTTACGCATTACAAGCGTATTCTCCCCGTCGTAGAGCGTCTGTATGAGTATCGTCTGGGCAACGCTATAGCTCTTGCCAGAAGACGAGCCTCCGTACAGCACAATGAAGCGTATCGTCTCGTCATTGAAGAACTGGAGACAATAGAATCCGTTCGGGTTGAGTTTCTTGTAATTTACTATCATAGGCTATTCCTCATCATCATCAAATCCTATCCTTATATCCTGCTTGGTCTTCCCGCCGAGGTCTATCTGTGTGGGAGCGTTCCAGCCGTTCCATGCACCAAGCAGTCTTGCAGCCTCCGTCTTGCCGTTGAACTCATAGGAAATAATGCCCTTGTTGTTCTTGATACTCTTCAAGGCACGGCGTATGTGCTTTGGCATCTGAGAGGGAGACTTTATCCTCAGCTTGCCAGTTTTCTCATCATAGGTGTACATCTCTGAAGGGTCAACTTGGATAATGTCCATAAGCACCTTCTCAACCTTCTTCCTATCGACCTTTGAGCGCTCTGCGTATTCTTGCTGAATCTCCTTTATCCTTGCAGCAACCTTGCTGTTTGCCAGGAGCCTGCACGCAGCACTCCAAATAGTCTCTGGCTTCATGTTGGAACAGTCGTAGGACATGCGGTACGCTTCCGTTGCGTTGCCGGTGTCAACATAGTGGCGGCAGAAGGCTTCTTGCTTCGCCGTCAGCGTGTCATCTGCTATGGTGTTCTTCTGTTTTCTCTTCTCTTTTGCCATGTTGTCAGTTATTATATATTCCTACTATGCAAACGACCTGTTCTTTGTCTGTAAGCAGGTTCCTTGTTGCCGTGAGGGTTGTACCTGTTGTTATGATGTCGTCAAAGATGATTACTTTGCTTTCTGGTATCTCTCTTAGAAGGTGGAACTCAGGATTGAGTCTGTCTTTGGTGATACATTGTACTGCACCTTGGTAGAAGGGAATGTGTTTTGTATCTGATATTAACCCGCTCACGAACTCGGAAAAATGAAAACCCTCAAAGTGCCTACGTCTCGGAGTGGTTATGATGCACCAGCCTTCCAGTGAGAAAAGAAGGCGGTCGATGAGGCTGCACGCCCTCTCTGCCATGATGCGGGCGTGTTCCTCTCTCTGCTTGATGGTGTCGAAGTCCACACCTTCCTTGGTGCGCCTGAACAGGGAGTAATAGAGGTAGTCATGCTTGACGTGCAGACGCAAAGTGTCCGTGAAGTCGCATTTGCGGCATTTCTGCCTGTGCTCCACGGGCTCCTTATCCCATTCGTCCATGCGGACTATCTTACTCCTCTTTCTCATCGAAACATAGTTTCAGCCCCTCACTGACAGACCTGTATCGTAGCCTGATGGTCGGGATGCTATTGTTCACTGACTGTTCTGGGTTGTCATGCTCTCGGACTTGCGGCACCACGTTCAGCTTCACTGGCTCCATCGCGTGCTCGATCTGCAGCTCCTGAACCATCCTCGCAAACTTGAGGATTGTCATTGGTTCGTTGTTCACGCAGTTGAGCAGTGGCACATCAATCGAGGCGGCATGGATTAGCCCCTCCACTATGTCATCTATAAAAGTGAAGCACCGGACGTTTGCCCCGTTGTTATAGAGCGTTACACACTCATTGTTCAGGAGTGTGTGAAGAAGAGTCCCTTGACGCGGATTCGCCCCATACACATTGTGCAGGCGAACTCCAGTTGCTTCCCTGTTATAGATAAATGCGTATCTCTCGGCAAAGTTCTTGCTGAGGCCGTACATGCTCGTAGTGTTGCACGGTTCCGCTGTTGAGGAACTTGCATACACCAGTTTGACACCATACATCTTGCAATGGTCGCAGACATAGTAGAAGGCCTCCAGGTTATCGTCGAATATCTTCTGGTGGTCCGTGTTGAATACCGATGTCTGGGCTGCAAGATGGAACACATACCTTACGCCTCCGGCACGAAGGAGGCCTGACACCTCTCTGATGTCGTGGCCGCTCTTTCGGTCAATGCCGAAAACCTCATATCCTATCCTTCTCAACCTCTCTGCAAGCACACGGCCAATGAAGCCGTCGCTGCCTGTAACAATCACCTTTTCCATAATAGTCATATATTGGTTTTTACGCTGCAAAAGTACATAAAATTACACTTCGTTTCACAGAATGCCAAAATCTCATTTCACGGCGATATAGCAGGGACGGTCTTCCTCGCATTCGTCCATCCATAAATGACCAGGCTCTTTCTTGGCTTTCAGGCCGTCCACATAGCGGACGCACCACTTCCTTATGCTGCACCGTACTCCGTTGCAGTAGCAAAAATCCTTTTTCATAATTGTTGGTAAATTTATTTGCAGATTGCTTTCACTTTCTCACGTAGTTCAAGGTACTTGCGTTGCCAATGGGTAGCAAGATCTGCGGCTGCGAAATAGGACCTCTTGTATCTCTCCCGTTCCAGCCGCAGGAATTTGTTCTCCTGGGCAACGCGGTCTGCATAGGCTCTCTCAGGCGTGGCAAAACGCCCCTTGGAGTCTCTGCACCTCATGTTTATGTCGTTGGTAAATAGTTCTTCCATGGCTGTAAGTGTTACGTGTCCTCGAATAAGTCCAGTTGCCTGACAGGTTCCCTGTAGTCAGGGTGCTCGCTCATGTACCACTTTCGCAATTCGTCCGATATCCGCTTGCGCTCGGAAGGGCTTACGTTGTACTGGTCGGCAAGGCTATTCGCTCTGAGGGCTGCTTCAAGACTGCCCGCTATATGCTTGTCATCCATGAATACGCAGTACTCGGTAAAGATGCGGTTGAGCTGTTTGGCATCCTTGGCTTCCCTCTCTGTCTGGTACCGCCAGCATACATTGTACTGGGCAGAGAGAAAGGAGCGGTTCATGCGATGATGGTCCGCTACTCCCTCTTCGTTCTCATAGATGATGCTGATGCCTTCGCGCTTGCGTATCTTGCCAAGTTTGCACCATCCGTAGTACACGCGGAGCCTCGACTTCTTGGCAGCGGTCTTCTCGGATGAGTGCTTCACCTCCAACATTGCTAATTGGTCATTGAGTAGGGTGTTCATAGTAGTTTTATGAATTGTTGCGGATGTTTTCAACCTTCTTGCGAAATTTCTCGTTCCACGGAATGCCAATGTATGGGCAAATGCTATCGAAGCACTCATCTCTGACATAATATCCTTCATGGTCAAGAATAGCATCACATATCTCGAACAACACCTTACGGTCAATCTTTACATATTTTTTCATGTCTTTCGAATTTTCTGTTTTCTGTTGTAATCATAGTAATTTCAGCATTGTTGAAATCGGTCCTGCGAATGATGCACATAGCTACTGCCTTGTCATCTTTTAGGTAGTAGGTTATCTCATCGTCAGAACGGTGTATTTCCTCACCAAAGGCAAAGTTGATACCTATACCACGACGTTGCACTTCACATATATGCCTTTCGGATGAGACAAACTCAAATTCTTCAAAGACTTCATCCATGAATTTGTTAGTCACGTCTCCAATTTCTTCAAGGGTTACCCTGACTTGTTTTACGCTATTCATAGATGCTCATTTTGGGTACACTGGAGTAATGTTCTTCTGCCCGAACTCCTGACCTATAGAAGCAAGGAAATCGTCAAGTTCTGTCAGGCTCTTCTTTCCGAAGTTTCGCAGTCTGAGAAGGTCTGTCTTGTCGTACTGCACCAAATCGCCTATGGTGTCAATGTCAGCACCCTTAAGACAGTTCAGGG